GATGCAGGAGAGCAGTTGATTGATGGAGCGGTCAGCTTGTTGCTTAGTAATCATTTGGAACGGTGTGAGACAAACGTCTCAATCTTCTTGAGACAATTTGAGGCCACCCATGCGGGCGAGTCTTTCGTACTCCCGCACAAGGCGGGAATAGTCTTGGACATTGCCTTCGCCATAGGCGTCGATCAGCAGTTGACGAGTCATCCTCATCAATGCGTCACGATCAGCGAAGGATATTGCTGGAACGGGATCGGCTTCGATCTTGTGGTCTTCAACCTCCCTGGCTTGGTCAGCTTCATCGACATCGCGGTAAGCGGTTGCACGACTCAGGTGATATTTGCGCTGGAGCGTTGCAGCGACATCAGCTTTTTGAAAGCCCATGTCCAGCAGTTTTTTGGCGTGTCCTTGATGGGACTCTCTAGCGACTTGAGATCGCTTCATGTAAGCCCCCTGTTCCGCTCACGGGCGTCAGGGATTGAATCTAGGTAGTCCTGCCATTCAGCCTGTTTTCGTCGTTCCTCAATCTCCTCCTCAGATTGAGGGGGCCAATCCTCACCAAGTTCAGATGGCAGAAGGTCGTCGATTTCTCCGTGTTGCATGATTCCCATGGTTGTGATGACTTGTCCGGTGGTTAGATCGTGAACAGTGCAATCTGGGTTTGCATCAGCCCAAGCCTGCAATAGCTCTTCAGTTGTCTTCATGCAGGCATCCCCGAGAAGTAGGCGACACAGGCTTCAACCGCTTCTTTCACGGCTTCAAACCGCACCTCATCGTTCATCTGTTCAGCGATGCTGGACGCCAGCTGCTCAGCTTGTGTTGCCTGTTCATTGTTGGAAGCAGTGATAGCCAGCACCAGGGCAACAGCTAGGGCGGCTGCATGTGTTTTGGGCTTGTAGTCTTGGGTCATTGTTGCGGTGTTGTTGATTGGAACGAAAGGAATTCCTCTCCCCGGATGAACTGGAGTTGATCCTCGAAGCGTTGCATCACTTCAAGAGTTCACCGGACGGACGGATCCATGCTGGTCGGTTGACGTGGATCCGGGAGAAGTTTGTTAGATGCCGCGTGGAACGGACGACGATCCATTCGACAGCTGGTGAGTGAGTCAAAGGCGGTCGATCAGTTCGCGGCGTTGCTGTTGATAAAGCAGCAGAGCTTTCTCGCGATCAACCCCGAACTTTCTCATCAGTGACCTAACGATCAGTTCGGCTCTCAGATCTAAGGCGTGGTTCATTGTTTTAACCCTCCCATGAGAGGAACAGATCCTCTATGTATTTGAAGTCGCGTGAATGGATGCCTTGGTTTTCTAATAACAGGAAGTACCTGCCATCCGATAACCTCTCAAAGTATCCGTCCTCATAGACGTAGACGGTCTCAGCATCCTCAGAGACCCAGACGGCAACACCGTTAAGCGTGGTGCCGTTGTTCTCGTCCAGCCTCTCGGCAATGTCACCTACAGAGTAGGTTGCGATTGGTGTCATGGTTCAGTCCTCAGAATTTGTAGTTTTCGGATTCCAGGAAATCCTCAAGCTGTTGTTCTAAGACCCAGAGATTCTTAAGAGAGTTGGACCAACTTTCGTTTTGAATCTCAAGGCAGCATTCCCGCCCGTCAAACGTGATGAAGAACGGGAAACCCTCCACCCAATAGGTGATGATCGCTTCAGTGTTCTGCATCAACCCGTCAACATCGTGACGGTTGAAGTGGCCTGTCGCCGTTAGATCCTTTGCAAAGGTCTCGGCATCACCGTTAGACCAATTGTAGAAAATCCGGTAAGGAGTCAGTCTGTTGATTGTGTTGTTGGAACGAGTCATCGCAAGAACGTGTAAAGGAGACAGTCAGCGGCCAAGATCCCGTAAGGTCTGGCATCGTGGTACGTCATGAAGGTGGACTCTTCGGAACAATCGACCGGACTTCCGGCGTCAATGTTCGCAATGATCTTGTCAATTACGGCGAGTTCCGTCTCGCTCTCGTCCTCGTCCAATGAGAAGGACGAGGCATCGCCGTTGATTAGGTAGCTTGCCCAATGAGCGGGCAGCATGTAGCTCTCAGTTTTCATAGGTCAGCAGATGGCAAGGGCTTGGGTCGGATAAACACTCTCAATCGGTGAACCGTTCAGATCCTCCGGTCGATACACATACAGGGCGCAACCTCTAGGGTCCGATTGGTGGTAGATCCTCAGGCCGAACCGTTGCGCAGTCTTGCGGGCACGGTCTAACGCGTAGTCCTCAAAGTTGAATGTGGGGCGTCCTTTGGCCGTGTAGTCTCCCCACCTGTCCTTGCGGTAGAGGTGAGGTTCTCCCGTGTCGTCATCCCATTGGATGCGACCGTTGCACTCGTCCTCGCTCCACTTGTGGAGGATCTTCTCGCAGTCGCGTAGCTTTCGCCACGCATAATCTGTCACCCCATAACGGGAGCGGATTCTGGAACGGTTGCTCATTGTTCGGCCTCGTTTTCGTAAGTGAAACTGCCAATCCTGTTGCCGTTAGCATCGCGGATCGGCTCAATCCATCGTGTCGTTCGACAGCCGCCAACGTCGTTGGCTGCCTCTTTTGTCATCCGCGCTCGTAGCCGCCGCAGAGTCCATCCAATCTCTTGGAACGTTTCGCAGTCGGTCTCACCGAAAGCCGCGTTGTCGGTCTCGAATTCAAGTTTGAACATAGTTTCAAAGGTCAATGATGGAATAGTTGGCCACCGATGATGGGATCCCACAACGGGCTAACCCGTCGTTCTGTTCCTCACAGAATCCCTCCGCATCATCACGTTCCCAGAACTCCGCCACATTCTGCGGCGTGTCCAGTTCATCACTCCAGAACCTCACCAGGTATTTAGGCCGGCTCATCGCGCCACCATCCGGTAAGTCTGGGTGCCCGTGTGTTGTGTTGGTACGTCAGCCAGAGACGACAGGCCAACGTGAAAACCAACGCCGATTAATCCGATTGTGAACAGTGCCATGCAGCAGTCGTGCAGGATTTTCTCGTGTTTGTAAATCATTGGTTTTGGATTGTTTGTGGTTGGTTCTCTCTCACATAGTGACCGCGACGCCGTAAAGGCAGGATTTGGAGAGAATGCAGGCGACGACAGGCAGGATTAACCCGCGTTAGTCGCCTAATCTGCCGGATCGGTGTCAGGCCTTGGCTTCTGCCTTGGCTGCTTGGATCTTTTGATCAAGGACGGCCATGGCGCGGAGTAGCTTGTGCTGCTTGTCTTCCGCGTTGCGGTCCCAATGCCGCTGCTCGATGTAGTAGCAAACAGCCTCTAGAACGTTGACCTCGTCGAGATAGCGCAGCTCAATGCGGTGCGTCTCATCTTTGACTGTGATCTCGCTGCTGTTGATGTTGACTGCGCAGTGCTGCGCGTCGAAACGTTCTGTGCTGAGCTTGTTCATTGTGTTGTGTGTGTTGTGTGTTGGGCGAGAGTTGTTGTCCCTCCCGCTTGTTCAATATCCTACAGCATCTTGTCCCGTTGTGAACCTCTTGATTGATAAGTATTGGTAATCAGTTCCTGATGTGCATGTATACACATACGGAGGCCCGCGCGTGATACATTCTCAGAAGAAAACCAATCGCAAGTGATTCTCAATAGGTGGGGGTGCTGTAGCTAAAAAAATTTTAGCAACCGCGACGCGGGGAACCTAAACATATATTCGCTGAACAGTTCTTTTGTATTAAAAAAGCCCCCCAGTGAAGGGGAGCTTGGGTGACGGGGGTATGGGTCGAGTTTATCGAACTGTCAATCAGGCTTGTCCTGAATTTTGATGGTCAATTCAGGCGCTTGGATGTTGACGGTTTCAACGGACTCACCGATGACACGTCCGATGGAGTCGAGCACTTGCGTTGCAGTTTGCAGTTGACCCTTCTTCAGCGCCTGATGAAACAGCTTGGTCCTCATGTGCTGGAGACGAGCCAGCATATTTTCGCGATCATTTTTCCAGTCTTCATCAACCAGCTGTTTTACGGCTGCCCAATCGCGCCAAGCAGTTTTGATTGAGACCTGTTCTTTGTCCGCGTGATCGTAAACAAGTGCCCGAGCGGACAAGCCATCCAACTGGCGACGATACAAACGCCTGACACGGGCTTCTACAACAGCATCAGGTGATCGTCCGACGGTCATTGCCTTAATTGATTACCTTTGCTTCGATACTACCCCTTGCTGGAGCGGTTTGAAGGGGGGTAGGGGTTGAAAACCTCCGTTATTGTGGAGCGCATGGCAGTAAAAGAGCAACCGATTGAGCTTCGCTGGGCGCAAGGCGAAGTTTTCAAGTGCGACAAACGCTTCCGAGTGTTGGTTGCAGGCCGCAGATTCGGCAAATCGTATTTGGCCTGTGTCGAGTTGCTGCGTGGAGCGCTGAACGCACCAGGCGAGACGTTTTTTTATTGTGCTCCGACGTATCGGATGGCGAAAGATATTGCGTGGAGGGCGTTAAAAAAGCTGGTTCCGAAGGTATGGATTCAGAGTAAGAACGAAACAGACCTACGAATCGAGCTGATTAACGGTTCAACTATTGAATTGAAGGGCACTGAGAACGCAATGGCGTTGCGGGGCCGCAGTTTGAGTGGCGTTGTGCTGGATGAGGCTGCATTTATGGAGCCGGAGGTGTGGTTTGAGGTGATTCGACCTGCTTTAGCGGATAAAGAGGGCTGGGCGTTATTTATTTCAACGCCTGATGGAACAGCCAGCTGGTTTTACGATCTCTGGTGTTATGTAGAGGAAGATCCGAAGGATTTATGGCGTCGATGGAGTTATACGACGATTGACGGAGGAAATGTCAGCAAGCAAGAGGTCGAAGCAGCCCGCGCTCAGCTTGATTCGCGCACGTTCCGCCAGGAATTCGAAGCGTCGTTCGAGAACCTTACCGGATTGGTCGCCATCAGCTTCTCCGACGACAACATCTCCCCCGACGCAAAAGACATCTCGATCCAACCGTTGCTGTTAGGCGTTGACTTCAACGTCGATCCCATGTCTGGCATCTGCGCGGTCAAGGATCAGGACACGTTGTATGTGTTCGACGAAATCATGCTGACCGGCGGGGCCACGACTTGGGATTTTGCGGAAGAAGTAACCCGTAGATATGGGGTGGATCGTCGTGTTATTGCTTGTCCTGACCCAACAGGCGGAGCCAGAAAGACGAGCGGTGTGGGCGTAACAGACCACGCAATCCTCAGGCGCAGCGGCTTTACGGTTCAAAGCCCTAGATCACCGTGGAAGATCCGAGACAAGATCACAGCGGTCAACACGGGTCTAATGGATGCTTCTGGAACGCGTCGGGTCAAGATTCACCCGCGTTGCAAGGAGTTAATCAAGTCGTTGCGGACGTTGACCTATGCCCCTGGGACGGGCCTGCCTAACAAAAATCTAGGAGTGGACCACGCCTTTGATGCTTTCGGGTATCTTGTGCTCCAGCAGTTCAACTTGGCCAAGCCTGAGGCCATGGGAACTACGTCATACCGCCTGTATTGAGGATGTTTCGTCC